TCAGCCAGTGCAGATACCTTAGGTCTACCTAAATCAGATTGACCATATAACTGACCTGACATATTGACAGTTTCCACTATGTCATCATCATAAATGAACATGGAAGCTGGCTTCATTCTTGCCAATAAGAAGCCTACATAACTACCAATACCACCTACACCTGCCAAAATGACAGTCTTCTTCTGAATGTTCTCATACCAAATGGCAGAACTAAACCTACTTGTAGCTTCATCCACAAGCAAAGTTGCAGAGTTTGTAGGTATCTCTTGGTGTGCATCTTCTACAGCTTGGTCAGGAATAGCCTGTTCTTCCTCTGAAAGCTCAAACCCAGTATCCTCTTCCTCTATTGTAGCAGAGCCATCTGTTCTTTCAGACCAAGCTTCCTCAATCATTGTCTTAACATGTTCATTGACATAGAAGCTGCCTACTTCACCATTAACATTGTTATACACAATCTTATAAGTGTCAGGAACTCCATCTAAGGCAATGACACTACCAAGACTGATAATATGCTCCCTGATGCCAAGGATAAGTGCATTGATTGAAACAGTGGAAGCATATCCTACTTCACTGAACTCACGGACATTATCTTCATTGAGGCTCTCCATAAGAGAGTTATATGCCTCAGTTGCTTCTTGGACAGTTATTGGGCTGCCACCTTGAATTATTGCTTCTTCACTCATAATACTAAATACTTTTGAAGTGCATCAATATACCCTTTGATATAATCATTTTCAGGGAGTTTTGTAAGCTCCTCTATCATATCATGGGCACAAATAGCACAAATTTCTGTTTCATCAAAGCCAAGCTCTTCTAATTTCTCATCTGTTATATACCATGTCAGATACTCTGTATAGGCCTCTGCCCATATCTTGAAATTATCCATGCCAACTTTGCCTTTACCAAACCTCTTTTCATACAGGGTAGGCATTGACTTAGCCCATTTGGTAATGTCAATCTTACTATCATTAGAAATGATAATACTACCTGTAATCAATTGAAGTACAAGAGATTTCAAAGTAACCTGATACATGACCATAAGGTATGTCATACCCCTCTTCAAATGGCAAGTCATCTGCATTATCAAAGAGAGTTGGCTGAACTACCTTAGGCTTATCAGCTTCCTTCTTGACAAGATTTGCTGGACCTGCCTTTGTACCATAGGAATTAGCAATAGCAGGTTTATAGCCACCTTGATATACAGGTGTTTGAGCTTTCTTGGCTTTCTCTGCCCTTTCTGCTTTAGCTTGTTTGATTTCCTCAAGCCTTGCTGCCATGTCTGGAAAGGAATAATTCTCACCCTCTTTCTCTATTTTAAGGTAGAACCATTCAATTTCATCTGCACTACTTACATATTCCTTAGTATCATGCTTTTCACCATCACCAAAGAACTCATAAGACACAGACTCTTTGACCTGCTTTGACTTAACTCTCCTTGTAATTGCAGCAGTATAAGTACCTGCATTATTCACAATGAGAGATACAAAGTTGTTCCTATCTCTACCTTCTTCCTTTAGAGTAGCAGTATCTGTTCCACTAAAGAAAGTACTCATATTGTTATGGGAATGTATAAGACCCATTTGGCAATCAAGTAACTCAGGATTCTCACACATATAGGCTATCACATCAGGATTCATATCAAACTCTGTATAGGCTTGAGTACCAATATCCATAATGTAAATATCCACACATCTTATTACAAGGTCATTATTTTCAAATGAACCTTCATGTGTAAAGAATAGTGTACCTGACCATTCAGTACTCCACACCTTTTGGCAGGCAAATCTTATCTTTCTCTCCACTTCTGCTGGGATAATCAGCTTATAATTATAAGTACCTGACTTCTGTACTAAGCTGATTACCTTCGTGGGTTGCTTTACTTCTTCCATATCTATAATTTAATACTTTAAGTATTGTTGTTAATATGTATAGTGCAGCATGAGTATCAAGAATTATACTCTTATTCTCATTCCTTACTTCCGCAATGTCTGTAATATCCACAGTGATTTCTCTGCCTTTGAATACACAGACCTTCTTGCCTATATATCGGGCATAATCATTCACATTATTTCTTCCTCTATCATAGTAAATCTTTCCATTATCTATGATACATTCTTTCAAGATACCTTTCCTCTTCAATTCTGCAAACTTGGCAGTTAGCTCCTCTTTATTAAACTGGTCATTATACCACTTAATAAATTCATTGCTAATAAGCACAATATACTCAATAAAAGACATTCCAATAGAATAAGAACCATTCACATAGTTGAACTTGAGCTTTCTTGAGTTAATAAAGTGTCTCACAAATTCCTTCAGTTTGTCATAGCTGAGGGTATTCCCATAGTAAGATGGTGATAGGTATGTAGTAAACCTGTTTATGCCCAATTCCATATCATTAGTACCTAACTTCTCTAAGTATTTATAAGGTCTACCAGCAATGGATTCCACAGTCACATACTTGCTTAATTCAAGGCAAAACATATTCCACATGTCTTCATCATAATCCCTATTAAGAACACTGATAGTACCATTGATAGGACCATTGCCTGTGCAGGGACCTTGAAAACTGGTAAAATCACTTACAGGAATATCACTGACATGACTGTGCATATACCTACTACTAATATGAAGCATAGTGTATTCTGACCTATTGAGTGTAAATCCGCCATCCAGTGTGCCATTATACATTACTTTCACCTTAGCCCATAGATGGTTAATATCCACAAATCTATCATGTTCATTGGTTACCCTCACATGAGGAAAATGCACAAGAATGAACATACCATTAAACTTGGCATTACCAATCCTTTCCTTTACTGTAGTGCTTGTAAGTACATTTACAACCTTTTCTACTTGGTTTACAGGTATATCAGTAATAGACCATGTTCTGTACATGTTCCAGTCTTCACTGCTCATACCTACAATACTACTACTGGGAATGTAAGTAGATAGAGGCTCTATATTCATCCAAGATTTGAACTTGTCCAAACTCCAATATCCCTGCATATCAACTTTATCTTCTCCAAAGAAATCATTGAATATGCTTAATACTCGGAGTGGTCTGTCCATCAAGGAGTTATATAGTTCTTCTATCTTCTCCTCAATTAATTTAATTGTTTCTCCACTCATATTACTGTAAAAAAAAAAGTAGGTAAGGGGGCATTTCTAACCTCCTTACCTACTGTTACTTACCCTTGTTAATTGACACCCATTCCTGCGAACATATCATCAATCTCATCATCAGAGTAAGGAGAAGCTGACTTAGACTTATACTCCTCAGAAGGTGCAGCAGCTACAGCTACTTCACCCCCAAGAATATCAAGCACTTTCTCCTTCTCATAATCTTCAATTGTGCCATTGTCCTTAAGAATTTCCACCAACTTGCTGATAGCAGCTCTTGCCACAGTATCAACACACTCACCACCATTACTTGCAGGTGCTACAGGGGCACTTACTTCAGGAGTGTTTACAGGTGCTTCTGCCTTTTCCTCCTTCTTAGTCTCTGCCTTAGGAGCAGCAGGTGCAGGATTTGCAGCACTATTATTACTCTGTATCAATGCAATAAGGTCAGCAGTCTTGCACATAGTGAAGTTTTTGCCAAACTTCTTTACACAAGCATCCTGTAAACCCATAGATTTGATAGCACTGTATGCCTCAGCTCTACTCATTGCAACAGCACCACTTCTGATTTTCTTGTTGGTGTTAGTAAGCATGAAAACCAACTCATTTGTGATAATGCCCTTGTAAGGAACATCATGTGGCAGAACTGAAGCATCATTCTTCAATTCAACCTTTGATGTACCTTCAAAGAAGGTCATACCATCATAGTCAATACCATTGGCTCTCAGGTCACTTTTCAACTCAGCAAGGGTTGTGGCTGCTGACATGATAACACTCTTTTTCTGATTCTTAGTCTGTACGACTGTAATTTTTCTTGCTTCCATGTTTTCACTTTTTTTTTTATAAAATTGGACTTATTGAAACTTTAATCTATGCAAAAGGGCAAATCATCCCAATCATTGTCCTCTTGTCTTGAAGAGTTGAATAAAGGCTTGATTATTCTAAGGAACTCATCTTTGCCCTTAGCCTTATACAAGTCTGAAATATCTTTCCCTTCATTAAAGGGTGGTAATACTACATTAGTAAATCCTGTTTCCTCAGCTAACTTCTGAGCATCTTTCAATCCTGGCTCATCATTATCCAAGCAAATGAAGACTTGTTTGTATCTCCTTTTCAGTTCACTAATTGCAGTATCACTCATCCTATATCCCTCACCTTGAATGGCAAGAGATGGAATACCTGTATTAGCCCATAGGCATAAAGCATCTTTCAGTGAAGAACAGATGCAAATCTGTTTCCCATATTCAGGTACTTTAGTCCATAGGCTTACTACAGAATTGTCATGCTTGTTACTCCACTTATAACCAGCTTTATTAAAAGGCTGGTATATCTTTAGAGTAACTTTACCTTCCTTGTGTTCTACATAAGCATAGGCATACTTATCAGCTCCAAACACATATCTATGACCATCCTTTATGACAATCTTATGAGATATGGGATAAACCTCTGCATACTTGAGCCATTCTAAAGTTATACCATAGGATGCCCAGTATTCAATATCATAACTCCTCCAATCTCTGACTTTGCACTGCAAGTCTGTATCATTGTTGTAACTATTTGTACTTCTTACAGCACAAGGAGTATATGAATGAATATTGGCACCACCACAGAACTTTGAAATGTCCTCATCAACCCTTGTTAGAACTTCCTTATAACCACAGTTCCACATATGACCAAGCAGGTCAAACAGACCTCCTCTATCCCTCGTGGATAAATCTGTGTAAAATATTCTTCTACCATCAGTAGAATAAAGACCAAAAGAAGGTCTCCTGTCCTGTCTAAGAGGACTATTTATAATACAAGGAACCTCCGTGACTCCTAAGTAATATGACAGAATGTCTGCTTCTGTCACTTTACTTAGAATATCATCAAGGCTCACAGAAGATTTACCTTTGCTGATTGCCATTGCTTTTTTTTTTAGAAATTACTACTTACTTACCAAAATCCCAAGGTGTACCACCAGCAGTATCACCAGCAGGGAAAGGCATATCACCTGCTGCACCAGAGTTACTGAGGTCTGTAGATTCTACATCATACTCCTTCAAGTCACCCACAGTGAACTCAGTAGTAGGATATGCACCAGCAGCCTTTCTTTCCTGCAAGTCTGCATCCAACTTACTGTAGTCAGTGATATTGTTCTTCAAGAACATCTGATTATAAACAGCCTGATACTGCTTGTTATCATCAGTGGTTCTTACACCAAACAATACCTTAACCTTGTTATTAGGCTGCAATGCAATAACATCTCTCAGCTCCTTGAAGTTACCCTTGAAGTACTCAGCAATACTCTCAAGTCTTGCCTCACAATCCTCAGGTTTATCTACCATAATCCAAGTATTATTGACATACTTCATTACATTAGGAATGTTGAGGTATGCCTTGATGAAGTTAGTAAGCTCTTCCTCACCATGATAAGCAGGTCTGTAGTCCTTATCAATATTGGCAGGACCATTCTTATATACAGGAATTTCATGTGCCTTAGCCTGCTCTACAGTAACCCAAGCAGTTCTACCATACTTATCAATTACCTGTACCTTAGTCTGGTCTCTATTGTATCTGTATTCCTTTCTGATGAAGAAAGCTACCTTAGTGGTAAACTCAATACCACCACACTTTTCAGCATCAGTCTTAACAATGAAATCAAGTCTGACATTCTGTACCTTGTGCTTGTCCTCACCTACCTCAACTTCACCCAGATACTCAGGGTCATTTTCAAGCTGGGTATTATAGAGTTTCTCTAACTCTGCCTTGTTAGGATTTACAGCCAAAACAAATACAGGAGCTACACCTGTATATCTCTTTACTGCATTGCCTTCTTTACTCTCTGTTCCTTTACTGAATGCCATAAAAGCATATCCAACTTTTTTCTTATTCATATTATTCATTATTTTTATATTTCCACTTATAACCAAATGCTTGATGCACAGGATATACTTTACCAGAATGATAGTCTTTGGCAAATCCTCTACAACAAGCAGAGATAGAAGTATTTGAGAATCCAAGTGTTTGCTCAATTTCTCTTGTGGAAGCCCATTCTTTGACAAAGTTTCCATCTAAGGTTTCTTGTATAACTGCTTTGGACAAAACATTCTTTCTGCTGCCATAATTACAATTATATCTGTTATTGCACATTTCAAGATTCTCCACTCTATTGTCTTTCTTATCCTCATTCTTATGATTTACTTGTAAGTCATCAGAATAATTACTAAGAAAGGCTTTAGCAACTAACCTATGTACCTTCTTAAACTTCAACCTTCCATCTATATACACTCCAACATATAGATACCCATACCTATCAGTATGTTTCTTTAGTATCTTATTAGTCTTTGTGCTATAAACTTCCCCAAGATTTGATACCTTGTATCCATCAATTACTTCTATCCAACTTTCCATATCCCAAATTCTTTTGATTACTCTCCAAGGGGGCAGTTTGTCACCAGCCTCTGTGCCATCATTGAAGGGGTTAGTAGGGCCAAAAGAGCCTCTTCACCAGCCTTTACTTCTGTCTCAGGTGCCTTCTCAGTATCATCTACTGTCTCAGGAGCAACATTGTCAATAGTAGGCTCTTCTACATGAATCTCATATACATTAGCCTCCTCATTGAACACTACTACACCAGCCTTAGGTTCATACTTAGTAACCTTTACAGGCTTACCATCCTTATCAACCTTACCAGTATCTTCTACCTTCTTGACAACCAAGTCTTCACTTGTGAGACCACCTGTCAAAGCCTTGACACCCATCTCATGTCCCTCAATCTCCTCAGTCAGAGCATTGTACTCTGCATTGAGTTCATCAATCTTGGCAGCAATCTTATTCTTCTTCACTACCAAAGGATTAACATTCTGTGCAATTCTTTTTACACCTGCAAACTGTCTTACTGTCAATGTTTTCATATTTTCTTACTATTAAAAGATTTGTAATAACTTCCTTTCTTGCCCCATGTTATTTAATGGATTGGGAGCACTCCATAGCTTATATACTATGAACTTTCTCTCGTAGAAACTTAATGCAAAGTTAAAGCAATATGCCATTAATTGCCTATCTCTTAATACATGTGTTACAAACAGGGCAGTCTCATAGTAAGGCTTGCCCTGTCCTATGCAGTACTGCATCAACATCATATTGACATCAGTTTCAGTAAGTCCACCAAAGGCAGCTAACCTTGATATTCTTACAGTCTCATTTCTATCCATAAATCTCCCTCAATTTGTCTACTACTATAGACAAATCATTAGGAATCTCATCAGGAAGGTCATCCAATGCACCAAGACTGTCTTTAGCAGGATATTCTCCATCAAACTCCTTGACAAAGTGCTTGATAGGTCTCTTGTTTTCTGCATCATATCCTACCTTGCCAAAGAGGATAATATCAAACTTACCCTCAGGAGTAATATAGTCATCAACCATCTTTCCAGTGGTCTTGAACTTATAGGAAATGGAGTCACCATTCTTATCCTTATACTCCTCATAGTGGGCACAGCAGATGATATTCTTATCTTCAGGGAATCCCTTGAAAGAATCAAAGATGAGACCCATACCATAGCCAATCTGCTTAGGAGTATCCCATCCACCTTTCATGGCATTTGCCATATAGAAATCCTGAGCAAGATAGTTCATATCATCTATAAGAACATTCTTATAAGGTGATTTCTTCATTATATTGACAATCTCTGCAACTGCTGCAAATCTGTCAAGTCCTGTAAGACTATCTACCTGTACTCTGTTTCCTGTGGCAAGGGCATTTGCATTTACAAGCTTCTGTGTAGGCTTACCTACATTCTCCACTCCAATGTTGCCTTCAATCAATTTGAAGTTAGGGTTAGGAACACCCCTACCAATACACTGGATAACATAAGTTTCCTTTGGGTCAAGCCCCTTAATACCTAATTTCTCCCTACCACAATAGGAAGTGGTTTTTCCGAAACCACTTTTTGCAAGAACTAAAATCTTTGCCATTGTTTTTGTCTTATAATGTTACTTTTACTTGAAAGGGGTTGCAAACTTATGAAATATTTTCCACCTGTGCAACTTTCTATTCATTTTATTTATTCCATAACTAAAGAAAGTCTTAGCAGTTTTGCTCTTCCTTGATTCCATATAGTTATGTACTCTCTGTAATGCTTCTCTATCATCAGGTCTTGGGAGTTCATAAAATGTACTCACCGCACCATCAAAGAATAAAGGACAGATTTGACCATTTGCTCCATAGTCTCTATCTTCAATCACCTCCATGAACCTTATATGATTCCTGAACTTGGTTATATCATATCCTTCATACTCTCTTAGTCCATACTTGAATGGGCTATAGAGACCTATAACCATATTGGCATCTCTGGTAGTAGTCTTACAATCTGCAAGACCATCAGAAGATGGTTTAAGCTTATTCAGCTTTTGGTTCTCAATACCTTCTTGAGCCTGTGCTTGATGCTGAATCAATACAAAGATGAATTTCAATTGATTTCTGAGAGTAATACCATACTTGCTCATCTTATCAATAGTTTCCATCTTCTTCAATCCACTTTCAAGAGATAGATTTGAGGCATTATCTATGATGATTATCCTCCTCTCCTCTGGGTCATCTGGGGTATAAGGATTGTCATTGTCTACCACATCTGCATCTATGATTTCATCTGTGATAGGGTCTTTCCTCTTACCTTTCTTGAAGTTAAGATGTCCATGAGTTAAGGCATAATCCCTACAATACTTATTGATTCCTGTGGGATTCCTTTGGTCATCAATATACTCAACCATATCCTCAAATGCCTTGATATATCTCTGATACTTATCAGATTCAAGTAATTCAAGAATCTTCTCATCAATAGGATGGTCTCTATCTGTACTTTTCAGTTCAGTAGGAGATACCTCTATTCCATCCAATCTAAACAATAGATGACACAAGAACTCATTATACTTTTCCTCTGGACTCATCTCCAAAGTAAAGTAGAGAACCTTAACTCTCATCTCAGGATGCTCCAATATAAAGAACAATGGTTCATATACAAATAGATAATCACAAAACTTTGATTTACCTACCTTTTGATTGGCAGTTACTACTATGAATTTAGCAGTTTCAATGCCTGGAACCCATGCTCTAAATCTTGGAAAAGGAAAGGGAATACAATTATAAAGTCCATTAAGAACTCTCTCCCTCCTTAACCTCAGATTTCCCATTACTTGCTTAAATCTACTCATAATCAGTTAATTGTAGAAGTCCAATCATTTCTTAAATTCTCTTCTTGACCAGCATTCTCAATGTAACTAATCAATTCTGAGTCTCCCTCAACCTCACCAGCAGCACCAACTTTCTCTTTGAATATGAAATACTTTAATAACCTCATATATGTATAGTTTCCATTGAAACCCTCCACATACTTACTGGTTGCCTGTATGATTTGCTCATCAGTATAAGTATTTCCATACTTCTTGAAGAATAACTTTAATCTTCGTACAATCAAAGCTACTCCATCTGCCCAATAATAGTTAGTGCCGTCTTTTTTGCCTTTAGGAAATATCTCTTTGAGTCTTGTAGCCAACTGAATTAACCTGTCATTAGGCTCCTGTTTCTTATCAGAATCCATAATTACAGAATCTATTACCTCAGTGCCTTTATTAGTAAGTCTCCATCCAATCTGTTGGAATAAGTCATCCCTATTAGCAGTTATATAGCCCTTCTTAATCAGCTCCTTCTGAGCTGTATCAAGGTCAGCATTATTATGGATGGCAAGCATCAAGAGAGCCTCAGCAAGACTAATGTTGTTCTTCTGACATCCTTCTTTACTTAAACAAATTGTCATAGCTTAATGTCATTAATACTATCAACACTTATAATAGAATCCTCAGAGTACTCCTCTATCATCTTCTGCACAAGTTCTTCTTCCCTTGTATCCTTGAAATAAGGTATGATGATAATAGGAGATTTGTGTCTAAGTATTCTACCAACTCTTTGCTTTACTACAATCTCCGAACTATTCAAGTTGCAGAATATACCTATCCTACAATTAGTCAAGTTCACACCTTCATTGAGTATATTACAGGCAGTAATATGTTTAATCTTGTTAAGATTAAACATTTCGAGGTTCTTCACTGAAGCCTTATTCTTCGAGGTAATATTGTATTTACCTAACCTCTCTGACTGTTCAATACTACTACAGAAAGTCAAAGTCTTGTAATTCCTGAACTTGTCAAGAAGAGATAGTACAAGGGCTTCCTTCTGTTCAGCACACCATTTCAGTCTTTTGCCTGCTGTTGAAAGCCATAAGTTCTTTATTCTCTCATTTCTTGAGTTAAAGTACTTATTCTTGTACCACTCTATAAGTGAAGAGATACTATCATAGCAACCTTTCTGAGTAGTGATTATATCACGACCAAACTTCTTAACCTTATAGGTATAATTAGTAGTGTCCAAAGTCAAAGGCAGTAGATATACTGTAGGCTCAGGTAATACTTCATCTTCTACAGCCTCCTTGAGACCACACTTAATGACCTCAGCCTTGTGGTTGTAAATGAAATAATCCCTCATGTCCCTCTTAATAGTGGCAGACAATCCAATGAAAGACTCATTGATATGAATAGTCTCCAATACATCAATTCTTGCCTCTGACAAATGCTGCATCTCATCTGCCACTACTACATCAAAGTATGAGTTCTCATAGTTCTTTAGTGACTCATAGCACTCAATAGTAATATAGTCAGACTTGATACCTCCCCATTTCTCAATCTCATCCTTCCAAGTCTGCTTATGTACAGTCTTAGCCACGAGAATAAGTATGGTAGTAGGGCTTTCATCATTCCTGAATACCCTATCACATATATGATTAATGAGGTCTATTGCTACTTTGGTCTTACCCATTCCAGTTATCAACTCAAGTATCAAGTACTTAGCCTTATCTATCTTAGACAAAGCCAAGTTATTCACTTCTTCTCTTGTCATTTCTACTTACAATTCCTTTTAGTTTGTTAATGTAGTTAGGGTCTTCTGCATACCCTATGTCTGATAAAAACTTATA